CCTGTCCACTATTGTCAGGAGCAAGCTGCCACATCGTTACTTTTGCTGAATCTACAATACTGATTCGCGCATGGCGTAAAGAATCTTCAACTGTTTCGTAGCCAGTATCACAACGCACGGCAAGTTTAATCCAGTTTCCTTCCGCGTAACCTGATTCAGGTACTTTGATTGCACCGGATTCGATAGGGTTTAGACCTGTGCCACTTGAGACAAGTGTACCGTCTGTGCCTCCTGCGGTTGGATTATTTTTATAAATCTTGATTTTAGACATTTATATCCACTCCTTCAAAACTCTAATCTTCGCCCAGGTTTCACCGGGCAAGTGGTCGATGTTGATATTAGCCATCTGCTGCCACCCTTTCACACGTCAACTCCATCTCATCAAATGCCAACTTGGAGCCTTGGCGGGTAGCTCCACCCCGGTAGGCCCTCGTAGGCAAAAATGTATTCGAGGAAGTGTTCACTCCATCCGCTTATTTCTGCCGTCCACACGCCTTGATAGTTGATTCCGCGGGAATGAGAAGAAACGTCCACAATATAGTTTTTAATTCCGAACGGCTTGGGGATTCTGCGTTCTGGCAGATCGCAGTCCTGACTATCGGAAAAGATTATAATTCTGTCTGGTTTCTCGGTTTCATGCTCCCTTATATATTCCAGGCATTGGCGGGTGAATATCCCCCCGCCACCAAGACGATTTGCAGCCTGCTTAATTTCGTCACACAGCGCAAAGCCTCTGCGCGGCCTGATTTTTTCCGTTTTGTGTTGCCTTCTATAGTCATCCCCTGCTGTAGCATATATCGAAATATGCTCACAGGTTTCAGAAGCAATCAAGGCCATTGCAACGGCGGCATCAAGGCGGGTAAATTCGCTTTTTGGACTGAGCCTTTGTGTCATAGAACCGGAAACATCTACTACAAAGATAGTATATCCCGGCAGTTTGGGAGCCTGGGCAAACCCGCGAAGCATCAATGCTTCGATTTCCCTCTCCCAATTCGGAGCATGTTTAGCGGTGGCAAAGTAATTCAACGGCAGAAGCCAACGGGGGTTAATTGTATCGAATCCTTTTTGAATTACGGAACGCTCAACCCCCGCCTGTTCCATACTCCGCAAGTTCCGCATGAATGCCAGTGCACCTAGTTTGCCCTCATTAATCAGGCGTGTCCAGGTTTCCTTTTTGTCCTTACCCGCCGACAGTGCAACTTCCCAGGTATCAGGGGTTTCCAATTCGTTGTCGGCAATCTTCTTGAACAATTCCGCTTTTTGCCCCGGATGCGGGTGTACCAAAAACATAACGTCACGCAATTTTACCTGATTATCACGGTTCCATTTGGAAAACTGATATTCGTCGAAGTTATGAAATGCCTGCGCTAACCCCTTCTTGACTTGCTTGGAAAGCGGTTGCCTACCGTCCTTCCAGTAGATGGCGAGAAATTCGGCAAGCTCATCGGCACGCTTGATAATTTGCGGAAGCAGTTTGCCGACAAGTCCCTTATGTGTATCAATCCGCGCCATCTCCCGCGCAATAAACAAAGGAACATGACGCAATTTCTGCTTTGTCCTTGCTTCAACCGCAATATCGAAAACTTTTTGCGGTTCAACCCGCGGGATTAGGTTTTTGATGTTTTCGGAGTTGGAAACGCCGTCCTCGTAGAAATTGTCCTCCCACAGGAGGCAGGCCATAACGGAACGCCGAAGCAAGGCCTCCGCATCCTGCTTGGCGGCGTAAGGGCCATAACCTCCCGCCAACCGTGCGGTTTTGTCGATACGATAATCGATCGGTTTTGTGTTGGTTCTCATGGAAATACCTCCTTAAAATGCAAAAATCTTCGGGGAACAGGCGGGAAGAGTACGTTAGGTGCTCTGCCAGTTGAGCTACCGGGAATAATCCCGGATGGGACTCGAACCCATAACCACCCGCTCCCAAAGCGAAGTAACTCTTGCCCTACGCCACCGAAGATTTCTTTTTGGTTAAGCGGGGGAACAGGCGGAAGCGGTTTACATATCGTATTAACAGGGCGAAGTAACCGCTTCCTTCACCACCCAAAGTTATATTAGCATATTAATTTGCTAACTGCAAGAGGTTTTTAAAAAAATTCCGCAAAAAACAAAAAGCCCCGCTCCTAAGAGCAGGGCTTACAAACTACACTATTTCGTCAACCGAATAGAATATCCGCTTCCCCGCTTTCTTCGCCGCTTCAAGCTCCACATCCGCACCAGGAGAGGGGCCTAAAAACAGAAGCGCCTCGCACTGCTCAAGCCAGGCAAGGCACCAGTTAATGTATACCTCCCAGGAGAAATTAACCCCCTCGCTTTTAGCTCTAGCGTCAAACCATTGCATCAGGTGAGGGACAAAAGGGACATGCCCCATCCGCATCAGCTCAATGCCTGCGTCAATGGCCTTTTGGCAGTTCTGTAGTACAGCCTCGTCGGTGTCGGCAGTAAGCGGGCCGGCAATGTATATTCTCATGGTACCAACCCCTTTTAATTGCCGCTTTCTTCCTTCTTGGCAGCAGCCCATTTAGCCAACTGCGCCACAGCGTCAATAACTGATTCCGCGGCCACATACCCCAGGCAAGCAGTTAGTATGGTATTTACCGCTTCTTCCGGTATGTCCGGATAGTAGGCTTTTAACCCGGCAACAATGGCCGCTATTACTGCCATGATAAACTTTCTCGAAGTGAACCGCTCAAGGATGGATCTCATTTTCCAAGCATCTCCCTTACTTTTTCTAGTATCTTGTCCTTTAAATTTAGCTCTGTTTGCAGTACGAACGCTTTGCTCGGTACATCCGTAGGATCGTGCTCCTGCGTAATAAGGCCCTCTGATAATGCCCTTATTACCGCTTTTACTTCCCATTCTTCCGGTTTTCGTTTTCCCAACATTTCTTGATTCCCCCTTTCGGGCAATGAAACGCCTAAGTAATCCGCAATGCCCAGCGCAATGGCCTTAGCGCATTTCCTCTGGAAGTCAGGCATCTCCAGTAACCCTTCTTCTGTCGGGTTGGAGATAAAAGCCAGTTCAACCAATGCGGCAGGCATACTGGTACGCTTTAAAACTGCGTAATTGGCCTGCTTTACGCCCCTGTCAAACAGCCCCAGAATGGACACAAGGCGGCCTTGCACAGCCTCGGCCAACCTCGCTCCCTTTTCGCTCCCAGGCGCATGATAAGTTTCCGTGCCATTGGCCGCTTGGTTTGCCGCTGCGTTGCAGTGAATAGAAACAAATAAGTCAGCTCCAAAATCGTTGGCCATTTTAGCCCGATAGCTAAGCTCAGTATCGGGATCTCCACCAGGAGTTGAATCGTCAGTCCTTGTCAATAGGACTTCAGCTATAGGCGCAAGGTATTCCGCCAACATTTTAGCTACAGCCAGGGTAATAACTTTCTCCTGCACACCTGAAGGGCCGATTGCGCCAGGGTCGCTTCCCCCGTGCTAATGGCCAGGGTCAATACAAATCTTGAACCCTGACATTTAAACCACCTCCTTGTCTAACGGCTCAGGAGCAATTGTTTTACTGCTATATTTTTGTTGTTGCCACAACTGAATAGCTTCCTGGCCGAAGTACCCGGCAAGAATTATAGATATTAAAGGCACCATTGTTTTAATAACGTCCATTGCCGTAAGGCTTCCTCTGGCGGCTTCATTGGCACAGTAAAGAAAATAGCCGGAAAAAGCTATTGCCAGTGTATCCTTGAAACTGAATTCCTGCGGTTTGCTGAAAAAACTCATAAACTCACCTCCGCCTACAACGCCTTACCCGCCAGCCACCCGCATAATGCTGTTAATAGAGAAATAACTAAAACCGCCCAATTAGGCAGGCGGTTTCGCAGGGAGTTGATAGCAGACCAGATATCGTCTAAGTCTGCATCTTGTTTGTCTTCGTGCCGGTTGATTCTGTCTGTTAGCGTTTCTGTTCTTTCCTCAAGCACTTTTACAGTTGATTCGATTGTCCCATTCAATTTAATCAACCCCCCCTGGCTAAAATGTGGTATGCTGTTATTGCAGGCAGTTAGAGGT